CGAAGAACAAAATTCGCATCTTTGCTGGGGCGCCAGTAGCTCTTGTAATTGTGACGCGTATGTTAACTTTGCCCTTGGTTAGTGCTATGTCTAATTTCCCTGCAGAGTTTGAAAGTGCAGTGGGAGTTGATGCTGCCGGCAAGGACTGGGAGTACATTTCCGAAATTTTGACTAGCAAGAGTGGAGGAACACGCTGTGGTGATGGAGACTATTCAGCATATGACATGAGGTTGCGACCTGAAATTCAGAAAGCAGCCTATGAATTACTGAAGTGGTGTCTGTTAAAATGTGGCGTTGACCCAGAATTGGTGAGATTGATTGACGGGCTAGCAACCGAGAACTTGTATCCAATTTTTGATGAAGATGGATTATTAGTGAAGGTGTTTGGTTCTGGTCCATCAGGACATGGTTTGACCGTCATCATCAATGGCCTAGGGAATGGTTTGTTGATTCGATATGCCTATTATTCCATGCATTTTGTTGCACGACAGGGCAAGTTGTATTTGGGCGAGATTCCATTGTTTCATGAGAATGTTGCACTGATTACGTATGGTGATGACAATAACTTTGATGTCTCGCCTGATGAGCCTCTTTTCAACATGATGACTGTGGAAGCAGAACTTGCTAAGATTGGCCATATTTATACTGATGCAACAAAACATATTTCAACAGTGCCATTTAAGACGATAGATGACATGAGTTTCCTGAAGCGATCTTTCCACAAACATCCCACTCTGGGTAAGCGTGTGGGAGCTTTGGAGCTTGAATCAATTCATAAGTCTTTGTTGATGACTCGGAAAGCTCGTAGAGGCATGACTGAGTCTGCGGCTCAGATTTGTGCGTCTAACATGGCTGCTGCTTTGGGGGAAGTGTTCCTCCATGGCCCCGGAATGTATGAGAAGTATGCAAAATGGTTCAATCAGTTGGTTGATGTACGAGACAGCGAAGGGCACAGAGTTGGCGATTATTATTCGCCTCCAACAATTGAGGAATTAACTGCACGCTATGAGAACACTACTTGTTGTTATCGTGAGGTGCAGAAGTTCTTGAAGCCACCTGAAAATCTGACTCGACAATCAGGAATTTTGCCTGATGATGATGATGCTGAATTGCGCGCTCTTCTTTCAGATCTTGACTGG